TCCATTAATAACAAAAATCCAATGTCTTATGGCATTACTAGCAGTTATGGTTGCTAGGGTTTCATTATCAGGAATACCATAATATAAATTTGTTGAACTATCCATATATGCTAGGTATCCCCCGCTAGTATTAAAAATTTCATTAGCCCAAATAGATCCCCAAAATGATGTTGGATTAAACGAAGCAACCACTTCAACTGTTACAGTATTTAAAGCAATATTGTAAGGAACACTAATATAATCCGTACCATTTACATCCCCATTGTTCAGTCTTATGCCACCACCATTGCTTGACACATACGATGGAGAACCTAAAAGTGTTGCATTACGACCATTGCCACTAGAATCAGTCCATGTTGAACCAGTTGATGGTGCAGTTGCTAAGTTAAATTGCAGACCTGAAGTGACTATTGACGATGATGGCGGTGCAGCAGATGTATTAGCATCTATGTAAATACCGCCTGTGAATGTTATTCCTGGTCCGATTATCATTTTAGTGTTCTAAGGACATCTGCAACAGGCATGTCGATTGGTATGTCAGATGATATAATATCTTTTCCATTTATTCCTCTGACACGATCTGGCATAAGATTCAGAAATGTCAAATATGTTTTTAGTACACCATGGTCATCTTTTGACATACGAAAAAATAACAACCTGGTCGTGACTTCTGGTCCGAACAGATTGTTTAGTACAACTAGGTGATTCAGTATAAGACGCTCACGCATCTCACCATGCTTACGATATCTTCGGAATAATCGTTTAAGATAATTCAACCGTTTCATATCTTCAGTAAACTCACTCATCACACAGTTTGGTTTGTCATATGCTTTTACTGCATAGAGTATGACATTCTCATCGGTTAAATCATCAAAGTACATTATTCCTCGGTATCTTCCTCCACATCCGACAGAATTTCTTCTATACCTTCATCGTTTGTGATTTCAGCATGGAATTCGTAATTACCATCATCGGTGAGATAATAAATGAAATACAGATAAACTCCAGCATCTAATTCATAAATGCTTTCATCGCCATCTGTATCTAAATCTTCAAATGCTGGAAAATCTATACTGTAACGTGATAGAACTTTTCGCATCCGTTGAACACCACCTTCTGGTGTCATCATAACTGTGTCATCTATCTCGGACAATAACGCACGATTAATCTCCGCTCTGACTTGTGGGTCAGAAAACGGAGACTCTTCTACATGCCCTTGCAGATAACTTTTAAAGTTCATTAACTATCTGGGTAGTTACCATCTTCAGCAGCAGTTGCATCACCAGTCATTGAACCCATTGCTACCAAAGTTTCTTGCATAACACGATTTGCACGACCACCCATGGTAAGTGTGAATACAGCATTAGAATAACTTGGTGTTATAAGAGCATTGTTTGCAGCATGAAACAGGTTTTCTACACGTGGTGTATTTGCATATGAACCGCCCGATGACATTTGGACGTTGACAATATATCCAGCGGTGTTTACAAAAATGCGAGCATTCGCAGCAACGTTGCCAGTCATACCAGCCTCAGCACCAGAAGAACCACCATTAAATGTAATGAAACTATTTACAGTAACGGCAGCAGCATTTACAGCAATAGATAATACTGGACCAGTGAATGCAATACGTTCAACCCAACCAGCATGAGTGACATTACGGCCATCACCAGTTGTTAGTAATGAATTTGAATTTGCTTCAGTTGTATCTACACCAAAAACGCCAGTTGCTACACCCTCACGCCAGAAACCAATTGTGGTATTACCAAAAATACCAGCAAATTGGCCGTTAGCGGCATTTGCAGTTACCGATGCGTTAGCACTTACATTGGGCGTATAACCACCCGCATCCCAAAAGATTGGTGCGTTATTAGAGGCATCTAAATTTCCCCAAAGTGACATGTTTTTCTCCTAAAAAAATCTATTTGATTTGTTATTTATGTTATTATTTAAGTCTTATGGATTTCACTTGACAACTCAGGATCTTTCTGATACTTTTCTGGACTGTCTGATTTCTTACCTTTAGAGGCATTCATCACGATTTGTGCTTTGCGTGAATACCCTTGCTTACCTTTCATTTCTCCTTCGGTTGGTTCCGATGCAGATTCTTTCTTCATAATGCTAAGTTTATTAGCAGGATTACCTCCACCAAACATTCCATCAAAAGCATTGCGTGCCTGTTGCTTAGTGTCTGCTTTTTTACTTGATGTTCTACTCAATGCCTGTCGTGCTAAGTTTCTTGCCTTAGACATTGGCGTGTGTTTAGCACCAGATTTGTCAGTTGTTGTTCCTGTATCTTGCTTATATGGTTTGTTGAATGGTACATCATGTGACGATTCTATGTTCAGAGTTTTTGGATAATCCTTGTCTCCTGGTTTTGCAGGAGATTCTCCACGCTTACGTTTAGCATGAATGTTTGCCCATAGACCAGGTAGATTCTTCTTCTCATCGAATTGTTCAACATCTTCGTTGACATGACCATATTTCTTTTTGTACCAATCGGGCATACCACTTGTTTTACGGAAATGGCGTACAGTTGCCGAATCATTTGCTTGATCACGATATTTGTTTTCTGCTTGTGGATTGTGACTCTTCATTGCTTCGGCAGCAGCATGTGCATCTTTGGCAATGTGAACCAATGCTTCATTCGACTTCTTGTGATACTCATGACCTTCTAAAGGGTGACGTTGTGATGCACGACCTTCATCCATACGACCACTATTTGCAAGTCGTTCTTTGCGCCTTTGTGCTGCAAAATCTGCACCTTGTGGTATTTTCTTATTAGAAAGTGGATTCTTTTGACGTTTGGTTGCGGCTGCAAAATTCTTATTGTTTTTATCAATCTTTCTTTGATAATCGTTTTCATCTTCTTGAACAACTTCTTCTTTGACTGGATGATATCCTTGTTGTTTATATCTCTCAACTGCTCTTTTCGTTACAACCAATTCTTTACCTGATTGATGATGTTTGACTTTAGTGGTTTCTTCTTTAGATGGAACAGCACCTTCATTCATTTCTGAACGCATGTAATTGGCAACAGTTGATAAATAATCTTCCGCAAGAGTAATCTTTGACTGACACCACTCTGCTAGATTAGTGGTATCTTCAATCATATCATGCAGTTCTTTAGCATGATGCATGATTGAACGCAAATCAGATTTGGCCATGTCGCCTTCGTAATCATACTCTTGTGAATCTTTTGCTTCTCTTAGTTTTGGATGTGTCTCTTTCATTTTCTTCCCCAAATCGGTTAGAGCAGATTTTAGTCTTTTCTGTAATTCTGTTTTTGGTTTAGATGGTATGTTCTCTAATTCACTGCCATCTTTTGGTCCAGGATTTCTATCGTACATATGAACGTTTGCACCACGACTACCCATACCACCAATTCTGAAACTCTCTTCAACTTTTGATGCTTTCATAATACCACGGATCAATGGTGCTTTCAATTGATTGTGTCGCGGCACTGGAATAGAATGTTTTGCCTTTGGATGTTTGTAGACATCATGACCACCACTGCTACGTGCCAGTGCCCATCCAGATTTCTTCAGATGAGAATGTACATCACGTGTTTTCATACTTGATTCTGGCATCTCATCCAACAGTTCAACTTCTTCATTTGCTTTGGCAATACCTTTTTGGCGTTTGGCAATAAAGTTCTTGGCAATGTCTCTATACTCATCAGTCTTTTTAGTAAAAGGTAGAGATTGTTTTATCTGCTTCTTGGCACCAGATACATACGATGTTTTGAGTTGTGCAGAAATTTCATCCAACTGCTCTTGCGACAGTGGACCATCATCTTCTTCGTAATTTTCCGACTTCATCGAATCAAGTTTCTTCTTATACTCGGACGGATCAGGAAGACCAGCGGCCTTCCTGTTCTTTTGCTGTTGAGCATGAAGTCTCTCAGCAGCAGTCGGTGTCGGCATCTTGAAGTTAATTTTAAGTTTCTTCGTTGCCACGATTAATCCTTTTTAGTCAAACGATCAACTGCTTTATTAATACCTCTTTCACGATTTCGACTTATTTTAGATAATTTCATTTTATCTTTGCTGTCACCACGTTTGTCGGATATTCTTCCATGCTTGAAATCTGCCATACCACCTGAGTAATGTGCTTTCTTAACATACATTGAAAGAGTATCTTTTGACAATTCATCGATCTGTTCAACTTCTTCTTGCTTCACTGCTTGAACGGATGGTTTAGCAACTTCTGCCTTCTTACCACGACCAGCATTCTTTTCTTTCTGTGCTTCAACTTCTTTGGTGAATGTTTCATTATCCACTTCTTCAGCAACAGTGATACCAACTACACCGTTTACTTCGTTAGCATCAATCAGTTCAACTTCAGTATCACCAAACTTTACTGTTTGTGGAGCAATTTTATTGATAACTTCTATACCATGTTCGTTATATAAATGAAGCATTTCTGTGAATGAAAGTTTTTCTTCTTTCATAGTTTTTTTCCTGCCATCACTTTGGCCACGTTTACCCATGTTCTGACGAGCACCATAACCTTTTTGTGCTCTCTTAGGTGAACTTGTCATTTTCTTGGATTCATCTTCTTCTTTATCCCAATCGGTTTCACCATATTGTATGCCTTTTTCCAACTTTGCTTTGTGTTTAAAGACACCACCTTTGGACTCATATTCATCCAACTGCTCAACTTCTTCTTTCATTTTACCTGCTGCCTTAGCGGCACGAATACGTGAACCAAGAAATTCTGATTTTCCAGATTCGACCTTACCATCACCATCATGATCTTTCTTGGCCATCTTTTCTGATTCTTCTTTCATGCCTTTTTTACCACGTAGAAGTTTAAAGTCGTGAGCATCAACTTTGCCATTCTTGTTGGCATCAATTTTATGCTGATTACCTTTAAGTTCTTCATCCATAATCTTTGCTACTGCTGCTGCTACACCTTTCAGTGCTTTATCGTTGAAAATTGACATTTAAGTCTCCTATTTTTATTTTTAGCAATTCCATTTACGCAAAGACTTATTGATACGTGAATCTGGATCATTCGCAGTCTTTGCTGATGTTAATTTTTTCTTCATTCCACCCATTCTAGCACAGAATGATTTTCGTCTGTTTGCTGCTTTTGAATCTGGTTTCAGTTTACTGGGTTCAGTGGTCACTGCCATAGATAACTTTGAGCCTGGGTTTGCAGCACGATATGCAGCAATACCTTTACGACTCATACCACCATCAGGATTTTTTAATTCATTTTCATCCAATTCGATTTCTTCGTTTTTAGGTGTGACACCTTTTTTCTTCATGCTGATGGCAATCGCTGCTTGTTGTGCGGCATTTGCTGCTTCTTTTACACAAGAATCTGGTGAGTATGCTTTTTTACCTTTTACGGGTTTATATCCTGTCCAGCAACGACCTGCTTCGGTTATAAAGTCTTTGAATTGTTTCATACGTAATTTCTCTTTTTAAATGACGTTAGTGATATGCCTTTTTTCTTCAACTCATCTTCTTTTTGATCGCCAATAGATGCACCTGTTTCATCACCAGTTAGTTCAGCAAGTCTACAATTTTTTGCGCCATGTTTCGGACATGAAATTCCAGCAGAAGTTCCATTACAAGTAACTTGCGTTGCTTTACCTTGTTTATCCAACTTCTCACCCATATCTCTTGCAGGTGATTCACCAGCACCTGCCATCGAAATGCCTGGTTCTATCCCTTTGTCGATTGACTCTTGGACTTTCTTTTTGAGGTTGTTGAGGGTAATTTTGGGGCGGGAGTTACTTCCGTTTCCGTAAGATTCACTGACAGGTTTGTCGAGGGCAGGTTTTCCTTTTGGTCTAAAGTTGGTTCCAACTTTACCAAGTTGTTTTGCATCGGGGGTGGAGATATTTTGTCCATAAACTGCTTCAATAGCATTATTAGTTGGTGAAGATATTTCATTTAAGTCCTCTCTAATTTTAACAACATACGATTTACCAATCTTGTGAACTATACCATTATTACGATGTGCTTCTTTTGCTGCTGACATGCGGAAATGAAATACTCTTGGTTTTCCATTTATGTCTGATATGAGTTTTTGTTTTTTCTTTTCATCCTCAAAGAAATCCTCAAATGCTTCATTTACTTTTTTCTTAGCATCTCTCTTACGGTCATGACGATTAGATGCCGTTCTAACTTTTACAGTAGATCCAGAACGATTTGGTTGTATACCAGAAGCCTTAGCAATTTTCTTTTGATGAGTTTCAACTGTCTTAGCAATCTTCTCAACAGGCACTAAACGATCATGAATAGAACGATGTGTTACTTTACCACCTTTACCATAGCGACCAAATCCATAATACTCAAGACCCATCGTGTTCATCTCATCATTAGTCTTTGCGGTTGGATGAGGTTGCGCTGTCTTACTGATTGGTGCAGTATCTTTCTGTCCTAATTGTGATGCAATCCAATGTTTTGCTTTTTCATTCTTAGGAGGCGCATTCACAAACTTTTCTATTTCTTTGTGAATTTGCACCATCTCTTCTTTTTTTGCTTTTACAACATCGGGTGATGCATTACGCAAATCTTCAGAGTTATCAAACTCAATGTAATTATTACGGAATAGTTTACCAAACTCGGCACGGGCCGCTTGTACTGCTTCCCACTTTTGTTTACGAATATTTTCTGGTACTGTACGACCACCATTCTGACCACGTTCTATATTTCTTGATTTTGACACTTCATCTGCGGTATTAACCATGATCATTGAAGTATCATAACCTAACTTGTCCAGACGTTTCTTAATCTCCATATATTCTTTTGGATCAGCACCAGTACCATTAATGATCAATCCATTACGCCCTTGAAGTGCCATAAGGTGACGAATCTCAGCAACATCTTTCGCTTTTTTACGAATAACATTACGTTGTGCTTCTTCATTATCTGGCATTTTTTTGTCAAGATTTTCTTTATCCATCAGATACTCTAATGCTTTATCTGAATTAATTTCGATCATGCCATGTCCATCAAGGGTATTTGATAGGACATAATCTTTACCAGAACCAGGACCACCACCTAAGAATACTGCTTTGAATATGCCTTTATCATGTACGCCTTCTTCTAGAATAGATTCATGCAGATTCATACCTTTGCGAACATCATTGTACATGTGTTTAGCATGTTCGTCCGACATTGAAGATGGGGCACCTTTTCTAAATTCTTTAAAGTTACCCTTGCCCGCATGGTCACGCATCTTAGATGCTGAAATGCCAGTTGTGCCTTCTGCATCTGGATCACGTTCACCAGCAGAATGCACTTTGATGGATTTAAAATTATACAAGGCACCTTTGTGTGTTCCATTGTATTGATGAAGATACTTTTTAAAATCTTCGGCACGATCCGAACCACCAACCATATGAAGATGAGTTACACCTTGTTTGTGTAATTTCTCCGCTTGTTTTAAATATGTTGGATGCTCTTTATCGGATGTAGAAAAGTTGGTACCAGGAAACGCACGTTTGGCGTGTTTGAGTTTTTGTGCTGCGGTAAGAGGATTCTTCTTGGAGTCCTGTGAGTGTGACAGAACGATATGATGAGAACCACCGACAGAATCGGCAATATCTTTGACTTTTTTGATTAATTTTTCGTGGCCAGAAGTAATTGGGTTCATACGCCCAAATGCTAGTACAGCATGTTTTTCCTTCTGCTCTCGCAGAAAATCGCTAAATTTCATTTATCCGCCTCTACAGCAGGGTTATATTTTATTCTATTTAGTAATTTTCAACTGTGCCAGTGCCAGCAACGATGCCTGTACAGTGGATTTCATCTAATTCCACCAATAAGTCTTTGTTTATATTGACAAAGTGGGCATGTTCCGTATCGATTCTGGTTTGAAGAACCAATGAGATATTATGTTCACACATTTTCATGTAGTCATCCATCAGAGTTGGACAGAAAGAAAACATACGGGTAATCAGCAGATCGGTGGCAAATTCCTTGCGAGAATCTGACAACCAAGTAGGAATACGTTTCTTGAACACATACTTACCTTCTACCATATGTTGCTCAACATCAAATCCATCGGTCAAATCAGTTCTGGCAGATATTTTGAATATTCGTTCAACACCAGTCATAACATCTTTCATGCTTTCATCTTGCTGTAGAAGCATCAAAGTTTTTAGTATCAAAAGATTTTCCGCTTCACTTTTACGATGATTGATTGCCAATTCAGTTATCTGTGGATCAGTAGAAAAATCAGCAGCATAGTTAGCAAAATCTGAAAGTGCTTTTACCTTTTCTACTTCAAGTTTATGTGGTGATCCATCTGCCAAAAGAATGATTGCATTTGGAAGATGGTTTCGCAATGTCATCAAACCTTTTATGGTCTGTTGAAATCTATCTGATCTTTTGATTACACCCATGTCAGCATTTATTGCTGAGGTTACGATAATTAATATTTTATTTGTGTTCATAGATAATTTGCCACCTGATCTTTATCTCTTTCCACATTAATTGCAGTAGCACGTGGAAAAGGATTTGCGCTGTTAAAATCGTTAATCAATATACGTCTGGTATTCTGTAACCCCATAATCAGTTCAAAGTTATGGAATCCAAGTGATACTAACATGCTATACGTCAGTCTCTCTACATCTTTTGGTCTTGCTGTTGTGAATACGAACTGTGCTCCATTCTTTTGATATTCTAAAAGTATATCTAAAGTTTTCCGCATTGGTACGATTGGTGAATCAAAACTCTTACCACCAACACGTCCTTGTGATTCAATTATAGTACCATCGATATCACAAAAGATTACTGGTCTGTCGTTGTATTCAAACCAATCTGCTGCTGTACCAACATCAACATAATTAGTCACCATTTTTTCTGTAAAGATATGACCATTGTGTAGGCATCGTTGAATAACATCGGAAACAAATATTTCATTTTGTGTGTCCAACTCTTCAAATGCTTCACAGAACAATCTAACACTTGAGAATTTATAACCACCAACACAGAATGTATCTGATACCACATTCTTCTCAATGATATCTGTAATGATACCCTGTTCGTTGGCAATAACAAAACTCTTGGAAGATAGTTTCTTTAATACCTCATGTTGTGCAATATTAGATACACAAACATAATTACCTTCTGACACTTCATGGTCAAAGAAATTGTCGCAGTCTTTAATTAAAAGTTCTGCATCAGGATCGATAGTTGAATTCTTGATTATCTGGTAGACTGTATCGGCAGGACCTCTGGTCATCTTATCGATGATACAAATTTTTGCTGTGTCTTTGAATTCGTGCAGCAAATAATCAGATGCGGAATGGTGAGCATCATGATCTTTGAGAATACCAATCGTAATGTTGTGGCCTTCATATGGTTCTAATGCTCTTTGTATCATCATCTTGTGACCATAATCATACAACAAATACTTTGGTTTCATATCAGGGAATCTAGTAGATGCTCCTGCTGCAGGTACAATTATTTCCATAATCTTTTAATCTCTTTTATAATAAATTTATGATTGCTATCACCAGGTTGTGTGTGACGATATACTCGCAACAACATAAGAATCAAAATATAATCATTCTTTGCAAGTGGGAATCTCTCTAATACTTTGTCCTGTAGATTTCTTAACTTAACATCAAGTTTAAGTGTATCATCTCTTAGGAACCATTTACATTCTAAATCTTGCCGTAACTTTGCAATGTCAAATATGTAGGAATTATATTCAATGGTAACCGCATCTATCATTATAAACTTATCTTCAGAAAACATCAAGTTCTCTAAGGTAAAATCACCATGATATTGTGACCGTGGAAGTTCTTTTGGTAATCGAGTAATCAACTCATCCTTAGAAAAAGGTAGATCAGTTGCCGAATCTACCCAATCCAACTTTTGATGGTATACACCAGTATAGTCATATAGTACCGAACTTTTCGCAAAACTATTAAGTGTCTCAACAATGAAACCAGCAAGTTTATTGATGGTATTCATTTTTAAATACTCTTTCATGTCAAGACCATGGACGTATTCCATGTCCATGAAAGTCTCACCATCAGTATTTAATATGCAGGGTACATCATAAAACTCACGAAACAAATCTTGCAGTCTCTCTACGTTTCTTTTAACATCACCAGATTTATGTACATACAGTTTATCATTCGATTGTAATAAATGAATTTTGTTTCCTGAATGGCCCTTCAGTTCTTTTATTATTTTAACCATTCTGCATAGTCATCCCGAATTAAAGAATGCGGGGTACCATTATATTCCCCTGGTGGGAAAGGATGATTGATATCACAATACACTAGATTTTCACCAACCAAACCATACTTTTTCCAATTAGCACTCATAAAATCTTCACACATATACTGTACGCCTGAATCGTAGAACTCATCAATATGTTCTACTGCTCTGGCATACTTGTCCATATTCTCAGAGGAAGAGAATGCAAACTGATCATTACCAAAATCTCTTGTTGGTACCATGCGACAATTTGGAATGTAAAGTTTACTGTTGTCCAACTCACCAAATGGTATTCGTGCATTGATAGCAAAATCAGGTCGTGAACGAATCACCCAATCAAACTTTTCATAGAGGGTACTTTCCCATCGTTTTTTAGTTGCCATACACCAATGAATGCCATGCAACTGAGCAAGAGTTGACATTCGTCCATCTTTCACTTTCCAGTTAGGTGATGATGGTGGTGTGTTAGGATATCTACTAAAATCAACATTAAGATTTGGTTCTACAATATAATCAACAGGTTTATAGAGTTCTATTATCTTTTCATGTAATTTTTCTTCTGTTTCCCATGTGTGGAAGAATACAGTTACATCATTACCATCAAGAATATTCTTTTTATGAAACTCATAACCTGCTTCCACACTTCGTGCTTGACCAACTAAACATAATGCTATCTTCATAGATCACGTCCAATATTTACTTTGTTGTCTGTAATACCAAAAGGTTTCAATGCTTCTCTTTCAAATACAACCATGCTGTTGTAGAATGCCACAGAATACAAACAATGATAGTTTGATAGAACTTCTGGCATAATTGGTGAACCTTGAAAATGTTGTTGATTCAAAATATCTGTGGTACGTTTAGCATGTTCAGTGAATGTGTTAGCACCACGGAATGTGCCACCCCAAGGGTGTGGCCAATAACTTGTGTGTGTATCTTCACAAATATAAACACCGCCTACATTCAATTTTGGAAATAGTTTATTCAACGTAGTAATCTGATGATTCATTATATGCGAACCATCATCAATCACAATATCAAAACCATTTTTATCTGCTAGAAACTTATCCCAAAATGCTGGATTGCCTTGATCACCCATCACAATTTCTACATTACCATCATACTCATATTTTTTACATTCTTCGTTGATATCGATACCAACAACTTGAGTGCCTTCACCAAAGTATTTTAACCACATCTCAATTGAACCACCACCAAGAACACCAATCTCTAGAATTCGTGGTGCTTTACCAATAAACTTGCTTAGATGTCGTTCATAAACATCAAAGTATCCAGACCATTTTGTAGAACCTTTTTCTAGATTCCAGAAAATCTCTTTTAGTTTAAGTTTAGGTGGAGATTCATCATCACTGATATACATTTTTTCATAGACCATTATATTTCTCCTCAATTATTTTCTTCCACTCAGGGACACGATCATACTGATGTACTATAGTATACTCTATTCCTTCTGAAGTTACAATTTTATCTCCATCTAATTTCGGTGATGGTTCAAGTAAGAATGGTCGGAACTGTTCCAATTTACTTGGATCGGCAGTTGTACCTAGTTGACATGCCCAACCATCTTCTGATTGTGTATATTTGGATGTTTTCAAATATGGATGCTGAGATATCAGAAAATTGAATGTGGATTGGTCACAGATTTTAATTGGACGACCAAGACACGATGCAAAGATATTCATACACAAATCTTTCATGGCATATCCACGACCAGCAAGAACACCTACATTGTAAATGATATTGTCTTTGAAATCCTCATAGATTTGTGTTCCAAATGTTTCTTTAAGGTTTTGGTTACCCCACGGTTCATCTTTATATTTCATACTCTCGGAAGAGAATACTAGATTACCTTTATTAAATTGAGATGATGGATGAGATATATGCATTTGGTCAAAAGTATGACCTAAATTTTCATCCAACCATAAAGATGGATTCTTTTGAAAGATAACATCCTTGACATCCGTAGTGATAACATAACGGTAGTCATTGTTCTTGAGGTGTTGGTAAATGTGATAGAATCTCTCAACATGAACCATCATGTTAGATTTATATGACAGATTACCATTAGCATCTTGACCAAATGCAATAATATCAAAATCTGCTTCAGTAACTTTATTTGCAGTTTCTTTATCACAGTTCATCAAAATTAGAACTTTATCACCAGTAAACCCCGATGCATTAATTGAGTTTACCCAATACTTTAATTGCGACCAATTGTAATTAGTCGCACATCCTACTATCAAATCTTTCATAACAACTCCAGTTAATTATAAATTAGTTCCCTGTTATCCTCAATCAATGCTATAATCGCATGAGTACCTATTTTGACTTGTTCTTCAGTTAGATTCAAACCATAAGCATCACTTACTAAATGTAACACCTCATGAAATACTGCTATTCGTTGTGTCTGCTCGGTATGATCTTTGTTGATAGAAATTAGTTGGCGATTGAAATCTGCTGTTCCAACCAACCCATTCATTTCTTCTGTAGATTTCATTGCAATGCTATAATCAATACCTGCTATTTTAATTGTGTCTTTCACTTTTTATATTTCTTATATAGTTTCTTACTTTGACCAGGAGTATCACTTAAATATTTGTCTCTAAGTTCTGGTCTACCCCACTCACCAGCACCTGCTTTTGAAACAAACTCTTGCTTTTCACGGATTGGTTTATTCATCATATATGCCATGTCCGCTTTGTTACTGAATTCTTTTACCCAACTAAACTTTGTTGAAGCAGGAATCCATTTTTGACCAAGACTGTTCTTACCTCTAGCAAAATCACTATCAACCATTAACCAATCTTTGTCTTTACTGAATGCAACTGTATGTGCTTTTTTCAGTAACCGAACAATCTTTCCCGTCTTTTCTAGTTTACCTAGAGTTATTACGTCCTTGTCATATATATTCGTTTCGAATAAATGTTCTTTAAAAGTTTTCATACGGCAAAAGAAGAACCACATCCACAGGTTGCTTTGACATTAGGGTTACGAATAGTAAAGTTTGCACCTGCTAAACTTTGAGTATAATCTAATTCTGATTCATTCAAATACTGTAAACTCACACTGTCTACAACGACTGAAATCCCATCTTTGTCAAAAACAAAATCATCTTCCGCTGGAGGTAATTCTTCTAGTGAGAAACCATATTGAAACCCTGTGCAACCACCACCTTGAACAAAGACCCGCAACTTGAGTGTTGGATCTTCTTCTTCAATAATATTTTTGATTTTCTTTGCTGCTTCTGTTGTGATAGTAATCATTGGATATATTTTTCCTTATAATCCTTTATTGCTGCTTTGATTGCATCTTCTGCTAGAATAGAACAATGTATCTTCACAGGAGGTAGAGCAAGTTCTTCTGCTATGTGAGTATTCATTATGAGTGCTGCTTCATCAAGTGTCTTACCCTTGACCCATTCAGTTACTAACGATGAGGATGCTATTGCAGAACCGCAGCCGTATGTTTTAAACTTTGCATCTTCAATAATTCCATCATCACTTACTTTGATCTGTAGCCGCATAACATCACCACACGCAGGCGCACCTACCATACCTGTTCCAACTCGTTTTATTTCTTTCGCAAATACGCCAACATTTCTTGGATTCTCATAGTGATCTAATACTTTGTCGGAGTATGCCATTATCCCCTCGTTAAGGTTAATATTTTCTGTATCTGTTTCTCAATGATTGGACCACGATTAGGCCAATGAATATATGGTTGTGTCTGTGACTTTAAAAGATTGGTCAGAAAAGGCATGATAATCTTTTCTACTTGTGCCAATCTTGTTTTGTATTCTTCTACCGTTTCATCTTTCTCTGCAATGACTGCATCATACTCTGCCTCATCAACTGTGGTAAATCCAAAGTCATCATCACCATACTCTGCCATAATTTTGTTTATATCGTATTCCATTATTTACTCCAATTCTTGGCAGCATTAAAGTTTTGATGACTGAACTCTAATCGATCAACCAGTTTCAATGCATTACCTTTTAGTTTATCTACAGCAACAAATCCTTCTGGTGCTGTGCTTTTGAAACCACTGTCTGTACGTACAAATGTGCCAATTGATCTAATGGTTTCCAATTTACGAATGATCATAAGTTTTGCTTCAATGATCATATTCATCAAATCAAATACATTCTTTAATTGAGCGGCATTAGTACGATAGAATCGCATGACTTCTGTTTTCTCTTTGATGCGCTTTTCTTTTGTATCTGCTTTCTTTGCTGCTAGTATTTCTTTATTGAGTCTATCTTCCACCCATTTCATTAACCCATTTACATGTGCTCTGGTATCACGAATCTCTTGACCTTCACGCACTTTGGTGTTGTTGTACGTTTTGATCTGCATCAGATAAGTTTCGGACGATGATATTTTATTCAATGTCAGTGCAGGTATTGTAGTAAACAATCTTCCTGCTTGTGAAAGAATGGATGTAAGATCAGCAGTTTCTTTTTCTGTAAACGTAGCAGAACCAGAGGCATCAGTGAATGATGCGTCACGAAACCAAACATCTTTCGTTGTTGTTAGATGTCCCAAATCAATGTTGAAGGATGCTTTCATGTTTTCAATATCTTTGCCCGTGTATGATGTATGAAACACCACACCAAGTTGTGCCGCCATCATCATCTTTGCAAGTTTAGTATTTGCTGGTACAGCATACACAATCGTATTTGGTTGAAAGGTAATATACTCTTCACCTTCAATTGTTTGTGGAGTCAGATCATCTTTGGTAAACATCATATCACCCTGTAGAATACCTTTAATGCCTAACTTTGGTAGATACGCAAGTGCAATCTTTAGTTTATTGTTTAGACCTTCTGCCGCATGGTTCTCATCAATATCTTCATCAGTATAATTTAGTTTGGCATTCTTGTTAAACACTGATTTTGTACCAACAAAAAATTTACCATTCTCTGGGTTGATACCAGCAAAGATAGCAGGTGACCCGTCCCATTTTGTAGTAACATTCACTTTAACATCAGAGTGACCTGCTAACATATTACGGAGTGAACGCAGAAAATTAATTGCTTCTCTTGCACCAGACACACCATTATTCAATACATTATCTTCCAAATGTTCTAGATGAACATTCTTGCCTTCTTTTGCTTCTGTTATGTATTCTAAAAATTTCATTATAGTTGTAAACCTAACTTATCATTTATTCTCGTAAATGATGCTTTATTTCGAAATATATAATTACCACCTTTTACAGTGTCTTCCGCTTCCACCGTTGAAACCATTTTAAATGCAGGAACTCCATCTTTACTCATACTCATTTTAACGACATTCAAATCTTGAAACGCTTGATTTATAACATAGTCAAAGTCAAAATCTGTTTTTGCAATAACTTTAGTTAAACCGTAAACCACATTTGTACTCGTATATGCTTTTTTACCACTTTGATAATCTTTTATTTCTTGTGCTGGAACTTTTTTTGTAGAATCAATAATGAATTCATTTAAAAACCTTGCATATGCTGTAGGTTTTTCTAAACCTATTTTGGTTATTTCTTTAAGTTTAAAAGTTTCAAATTTCGTGGAATCATCTTTAAAATTGACACCCTTAAATATTTCTTGCAATTTGATTGCAGGAATATCCATTTTATTTTTAGTTGAGGAATCTTTTAACAATTCACCAAAGGCAAGAACAATACCCTCATACATTCCACTATTCGTCAAAGTTCTTAGAACTACAATCTCTTTCTGATATTTCGCAAATTCTCGGTCATCACTCATCGCATCTAATCTTTCGACCACAAGTTTAGGTGCCAATGTGTTTGTACCACCCGATGCTGCCTTAGAACTAAAACCGTAATAATGTTCATTTTTAATGAAGAAATCAAAAACTTCATAGTTCTGTCGAACTGGGAAAACTATATTGTGTACTGTTCTACCTCTAAGAAATTTAAGTGCAAAAAACGGCCCTAATAATTCTCCAAAATTTTTGATTAAATCTTCAGTTTTTATTTGTTTACCACTATTAACATATAATTTTTTTAAATTATCTGCTGTAGTGTTACCTTCCATAAAATCAACCAAACCTTTAAGATACCCTTTTGATTCTGATGGAATTTCCGTACTTTTTTGTATTTCCCCTTTCAGAATCTTAGAATATTCTTTAATTGGGATTTCCCAAAATTTATCATTTTTTTGTCGAACCAATTGTGGTATGTCTATCTTTTGTAAAGTAGCAAATAAATCTTTTGGTTGTAACATTCCGAGTCCTTTCCATACAACGTTGACTCAGTATTTATACTTTAAATCCCCCAAAGTTTTTGAACTTGCTTGTACGTTCACGTTCACCGAAAGTATTCAGTGGTTTGTTATCAATTTGACCAGCATCGACAATATCTTCTTGTGCCGACTGTTCTACATCATACAGTTTCATCTTGCCTCTGTCAATACCTATAACGAATCTTTTGAAGGTATTGGGATCATTGTACCGATTCTTTAGTTGCTTAACCATTAACTGATTTAACTGCTCTAATTCTTCGGTACTTATCAAAGCAAACATAAAATCAGCAGTCGCTGGAAGACCGAATGATTCTGATGTATCCTCAAGCCCAGGATCACTGCTTGTGAACCCGCTACGGGTTGTCTGAGTGGCTGAGACTATGGGTACTGAGAACTCGACCGCTAGACCCCGCAATTCTTCTGCAATCGCCTTAATATATGAGTAACTATTGACATTAGAACCCGCTTTAATTCTGGCACTTGCACAAATGTTAAGGTAGTCAATAAAGATGATATCAGGTTTGAAACTTTTCTTTAGTTGCAATTCATTTAACAAAGCGCGGAAGTGTAGTGCCGATGCGGCCGCGGTCGGATATTCTTTGATAATCAACTTACCTTGTGTCTTTACTCGCATTGCAGAGAACTTGCGGTCATAGTCCTGTTTACTGATGGCATGCAAATCAGAAATGTCAATGTTCAACAAATTGGCATCGATACGTTCAGCAATTCTTTCTTCTGCCATTTCCATTGTAATGTACAATACGTTCTGTCCTTGAGATAAACATGAACCAGCAACGTGACACATAAACAAAGATTTACCAACACCTGTACCTGCAAGTGCAATGTTCAGAGTTTTTGTTGGCAGACCACCTTTAGTGATCTTATTGAATATGTCTAGGTCAAATGGAATCTTTGTTTCATGGCGATGATAGAAGTCAAATCGATTTTCAGAATCTTCAACATAATCATGACCAACAGATGAATCAAATGATACACCAAGTGCATCACTCAATAGTTGTGGAATAGAACCTTTACTGTCTTTGTCGGATTTGTTATCAAGAATCTTTACAGATTGCATGATGGCATTATAGATTGCTTTATCTTGGCAAAACTTTTCAGTGTTGTCTATTAACCATTCTATATTTGATTTCTCTTCTTTCTCTGAATTGATTCTACGAAGAATTTCAATTGAATCTTGAACTTGTTGTTCGGTAAGTCTTTTGGATTCTGAAAAATTAATTACAAGTGATTCGTAGGTTGGAAGATGTTTGTAGTGATTGATATACTCATTGACTTCTTCAAAGAGTATTTTTTCGGTGTTGTCTGTAAAGTATTCTGACTTTATGAAAGGTAAAATTTTACGTGCGTAGTCCTCATTGAATATCAAGTTCTTTATTATTGTCGTTTCCAATCTCTCCATTTTCAACTTTCGATAATAGTATTTCTGTTAGTATATCACCAAGAATCTCACGAAACTCGGGATCATTTTGCAATTCTTCAACCGTAAATTTACCTTCTTGAATTAGAGTATAGTCAAATTTTAATCGTGCAACTTCCTCTTCTTCTATTATTTGTGCGTGACCATAGTGATATAAAACTCCTGTATATTTTCCAGTTTTGATTCCCACTGCTGTGGCTTTTCCATCTTCAGAGGGAACCAAATCATAGTCTATACTATACAATAGTGTCATCGGTTTCTTCTTCCAGAACTGAAGTGTTTCCCATAATGCTGCCATACGTGATCTCATATCGTTTCCTTACATATTCTTTGAACTTCTCACTAGCAAGAATATCATTCCAAAACTCTGCGGTTTGTGTATCATCAAAACGTTTCTTGTCACCAATCTCACCAGTCTCTTGATCAACTTTGGCATACCAACCATTAGATGGTTTATTTACAAAGTTACCTTCAAGTGCAATGTCCATCAGACCAGAATACTTTTGAATACCACCATCGAACGATACTGCCACAGGTATCTTTGACTTCTCACGCACGAATCGTGACTTCTCAACATTGATAATGAAGTTGTATCCTGTGATTTCGGTGCCGGTCTTTTCTTGCTGACGACCAAGAATCCAAATTGTATCTGCTGAGTAATACGAACCTGTACCACCACCAACGATATCTCTAGGATACAAACCAATCTCTTTGTATGTGTGATTCACAACAACCATTGGAATGTCTTTGATAGTCAAGTGTGGTGTGACCATACGGAACAACGACTTCATTTGTTTTGCACGACTCATATCTGCAACAGTCTTACCTTCTGTTGCATCATCAACTTCTTTCTTTGATGCTAGATTACCAATTGAATCAAGAATGATAATAACTTTATCGCCTTTTGCAATCTGCTGCAACTGGACCATTATATCATGTTTTAACTGCTCAACGTCGGTAATAGGAGTATGCAACACCCGATTGGTATCAATATTGAATGTATCGAAATAAGATTGAGGAGTCCCAAACTCGCTATCGTAAAATAGAATAACGGCATCTTTGTATTTCTCCAAGTATGCAGATGCCATTAACAAAGCAAATGCAGTTTTAAAATGTTTTGATGGACCAGCAAACATAGTCAGACCAGGTGTCAGACCGCCGTCCAGATTACCAGATAGTGCCACATTAACCATAGGCACACCAGTTTGTATCATATCTTTCTCAGTAAAAAACTGAGATGATGCAAGGATCGAAGTTTCTTTAATTGTCGATGCCTTTTTTAACTTGTCAAGAACGCTCATCTATATCTCCAATGTCAGCAATGTTATCTTTCCGTATTACTTGATGCTTATCATCTACTAAGAATGATTCTATACTAGGAGTATCATTCTTGTCAATCTTTTTCTTTCTTACTGCCCTTTTAGGTTTAACTCTTTCTTCTTCTATTCTACGATACGTTTGATTAGCAGCAATCAACAACAACACTGCCAGTGGATCAAATACCACAATAATTACAAAGATTACTAACCGAACTGCTTTATCAATCAAGTCACGATCTTGTGTGCCATAAACTACATCTGCCACATACTTTATAGGCCCCAAGTCTGATTCAGCCTTTTTGATTTCCAAGGAGATAGGAGACTTTTCTTCCGTAATTTTCTGTATTTCGGTCTGCGCCCTAGTAATCTCATCAGCCGCTCGTAGACGTTCTTTCTGTTGGGCTTTGCGGATTTGGTTCGACCTCTCAGCCCCCCTTTCGTCCGTCGAGCGTGCCATGACTTGATCGACAGCCGCATCCAACTGTAAAAGATTTTTGCGATTAACTTCGATGGTTTCTTTAAGCGTTTTGATCTTCTCATCATAAATGAATTCCTTTTCAACCAATGGTGTAATACCAGTAGAATGCTCAATGTGTGCTTTTGAAAGATAACCAAAGATACCCATTGAAGTTATACCCATGAGTAATATAACTGCAATCAGAAAATACACTTTCAATGCAGAGAATGTTTCTTTCCAGTTATTGTATAACCAAGATACTGTTACCAATTTTGCTGCTTCAAGTACCGAACCCATAATGATAATAGGCCAGTATGAACCAGGAAATATCTGTGCAAGACCAATAACGGAATAATATGCTGCAATACCAGACAGAGCAATTGCAGTAATAAATGGTAGAATAGCGTTTATCATGGATTTCGTTTATTATGTGGTACATCAAACACTAATGTAATACGTACCTCATCTCCTATGTTTTTAGCGGAATGTTCAAGTTTATTGTTGAACCAAAACAATGTGCCAGGTTCAACAATAAAACTCTCATCTCCTACAGTATACATGTATCGACCCTGTATTGACAAGTGATATCTGTCTTTAGTGAGGTAATAAGTACCAAAGTCAGTATGTTTACCAACTTCACCACCAACAGGTAATGAAAGAAACGCACATCGTCTGAAATCTTTAAAATGTCGTTTTATAAATGACACTGCTTCAGTGTGATGATAATATGCTGGTGCTGGTGTACACCCTTCAGAATCAAATACATAATCATCAGGTTTATCTATTGTACCAATTACCAGTTGAAGCACACCACTTTGGCTTATATAAACATCAGGATCAAGAACTGTGGCATTTTCAAGTCCCTTCTGATAATTCCAATCGGATGCATGTTCTTCCAACTGCTTCTTTATCTTAGAAACGTTAATGCCAGTTTTAATTATGCGTATGTTTTTCATCCGAAGAATGAGTTTAGTGTGGATTGCTTCTCAGTTTCCCATCCAATAGAAACAAGAATGATTTTAATTGGATCAAGGAATGTTTTCTCAAACTGCATGTCATAATCAATATAGTTTTGTAGACCCAACTCTTTTGGCAATCTTGATGGATAGGATACCACTGAGTCTTTGAAAGGATTTGGCGTTTTTAGATAAGTGAATTTAATCTTTTCACCTTCTTGAATTAATGGATACTTGGTAGTCAGATTATATTGTTTTAGAAAATGATTATATAGTATCGCACCCTTTACATGAATTGGTGTGCCTTTTTTATATAGTGTAGCAGAATCAGAATACTCTTTCAATCCATTCATGCCTCGAGGAAAAGATATCTCTTCAGCAGGCAATGAATTAAATTCTTCCTTGAATTTCGCAATGTAATTCTGTACTGTTAGTTCATCTGTGGTAACAATCAATTTAATAAGTTGTTTCATCTTCTCACGCACAGCCGCAGGTGTGGAAGACTTGACCATCTCAAGACCCATTACCTTTAGATGAGGTTCATTGTATTGAACACCTTCATTATTGTACACATTAAGAATGTAACGTTTCTTGGCAGTCCAGATACCTTTATCTGAAAGACCTTCACGTTTCATAATCATCTTTTGGTCAAACGCATGTACATATTCAGCAAGTTCTTTATAACTCTCATCAATAAACGGTTGAATTTTATCTTCACAGACCTTGTCCATGAATGAGATAACTGCTGAAGGTTCCTTTCCTTTTTTGTAGACGCTATTAACCAACGGGCCAAGGTTGAGATAAATCGAATCTGTGTCAGAGGCGATAACATAGTCTTTCTCAGTTTTTAATATATTGTTTAGATATTGATTTAGTTTGTTTTCAATCCAACGAATTGATAGTTGACCAGCAGTAGTAACAGCAAGTGCCAAACGTAAATCATAAAATCTAAAATACTGTGAACCCATGGCACCATAAGCGGAATTCAAAGTAACTTTCTTTGCCAACTGTAGATTATTGTATCGTGCAATCAGTTTTTCAATTTCGAATTTCTTTTTTGGATCACTTTCATTCTCATAGTCCTGCTGAGACTTCAGCATCAACTTCTTGAACTTCTTTCGGTCCTCATACATCTCTACCATCATCTGTGGTAGAAAACCTTGTTCAGTTGTATGAAAGAACTGACCATTTGGTGTAAGGGTAACATCTTTCATGGTACTTGTATCTAATCGTTTGTTTAATAGGTTCTCAACATTCGCTTGTGAAGAGAGTGAACCCATATTATCAGTATAATCTTCAGTTTCAATCAAAGTTTCTGGTGAGATATTATATTGAATGATCAAATGTGGATACAAAGAATTCAAGTCAAACGATGCAACCCAATCATGCATACCAATCTGTGGGTCTTTGACATATGCACCCTCAAACGCTTCGTTCTTTTTCTGTGTTATACGAGGTGGTATAATGATCTTTTTTCCCAGAAGGTGATTATAGATCAGTGCATCCCACATCCTAGTTTGTGCAAAGACATCCTCAAAGTTGGTTTTGGTATCATATGCAAGAGTAATAGCCAACTCAATCAACTTCAACTTATCTTCAAGTTGAACAACCAAGTCAACGTCTTTGATGTTGTACTCGATAAACTTTTGATAGTTAAGTTTGTACAACTGATGAAGATTATCATACTCATCATATGATAGTTTTGTTTCACCAAGTTCTACGTTAGCAATAGAATCTAGTTTATATGATTCTTGTGAATTACCACCAGGTGCATACCAACGATAGAGTTCAATATAGTCGAGTGCTGAGATGCCCACAATCTCATGGATCATCTGCTCTTTACCTTTGAATGTAGCATTCCGTGTAAATGTATGGCCCCATGGAGATAGTTTCTTTACGCTATCCTCGCCAAGTAAACGTGTAAAGCGATTGATAAGGTAAGGAACATCAAAAAACTTGATATTCCAACCAGAGATAATATCAGGATAGTTATCTGACCAATCAACAAGGAACTTTTTACAAAGATCGATTTCATCACGGCACTCCACATAATTAACAGTTTCATTTTGATTGTCAAACTTACCGCAACCATACACAATAGTACCGCCATTCAATTGACGAACGGCAATAGCAGTGATTGGTTCAGTTGCTTTGTATGGATCAGGAAATCCATTCTCTGAACCAACCTCAATATCGATTATAACAATTGATAGATGAGAAATATCCCAATCAACGATGCCTCTATGATTGTCGGCGATAAATGCATATTCATAACGTGTATTACCAAAGATTTTAAAATTCGAAACATCTCCATACCTCTTTACAAAATCACGTGCCTCACGAACATTCTCAAACTTCATTGGTTCAAGAGGTTCATTGAATAGAGTTTTATACTCGGAAGGTTTTTTAGCAGGCAAAAACAACGTCGGAGAGTAAGATATTTTCTCTTTTACTCTCCGACCGTTACTTACACCACGGTACAAGACATGATTGCCTTGTACAACAACATTAGTATAATATTTTGACATTCATAGTTTTCGTTATAGTCTCAAACCAGCAGGTGCAATTTCAATACCACTGCCGAACATTTTATTGTATTGATTTAGTATATCAATCACTGGTGTGGTTACGCAAATCACATCTTCTTTTTTGATTGTAATACCAGTTACAAACTCTTCAGCAAATGCAAGATAAGGTGCAAATCCAATACCACCTTGGTCTTTATTACTTTGTGGTGGAACAGAAATTATCTGAACTGGATTTTTTATATTCAGATCATACTCATCAGTATATTCCAATGTGCAGAGAATTGTTTGTTGTGTTTTAAATGTTACGCATTTTATTTGACTCATATGGACACTTTCATAGAAGATTCGAGGACATCAACAGTCACCCATTTTTTAGGAAATAACATCTCACGACCACGGAAGTCGGCAATGTCATATGTAGGATCATCAACAAGACCAACTAACTCAACCTTGCTGTCGAACTCACGCAAAAACAAATCATACTTATATGCTTTAGGGTATTTTGAATTTGTTTCAACGATTTGCTTTGCTACTTTTGTGGTACTAATCATGTAAACTCCATAAAATTAAGACTATAAACAGTATATCAAGACTCTTGTTGTTTGTCAAGTTTATACACATTTGTACCGCATTTTTTTAAAAATTCAATACCGCCATTTGCCCGTGGGTAACCATTACGGTAATATACTTCTTTGATTCCTGCTTGATATATGATTTTAGCACAATCTAAGCAAGGTTCGTGAGTAACAAATAGTGTTGCCCCTTCAGAAGAATTGGTAGATCGTGCAATCTTTGCCAGAGCATTGGTTTCTGCATGGAGAACTTCAGGTTTGGTTTTCTTTCTTGTCCAACCGTGAGCAGTTTCGGTAAAACCATGCTCAATCAACCATTCTGGAGTAGCATGGCATTCGTCTTTCAAGATATATTCAGTAACTTCACAGTTATTATCCCAACCGCTTGGCATACCGTTATAACCAATACCTATGATGGTATTGTCTTTTACGACTACGCAACCTACATGAAGTCTAGTTGCTGATGATAATTCGGCATAAACTTCTGCTGCCTGCATGTGTGCTTTAATAAATTTAGTTTTCATATTATAAGTAAGTGCTCACTTCACGTATAGCATTCTGACGATTTTCTTCGGCGACTATTTCGAATTCGAAAATGAAATTTTATTCTACCAGTACCAGTGGTACGTATGCAGGATTTAAACCGTTTGCATACACAAAGAACGGGAAGAATCTTTCACCTAAGAACCCAGGATAACGCCAAGGAAATGGTTCAGATGTTGTTGGTTCTATTGGATACGTTTTATCGGTATGAGTCCAAATGTATTCCAACAATTCAAAAAATTCACTTATGTATTTCTTGAACATCTGTTTACGCATAATATAAGATGTTTCAAAGTTTATCGTGTTACCTTTGAACCAATCAATTTTATTACGGTAGTCTGGAAACAGTTCCATGATTCCTTGAATAAACAAGTTCCAATACTCATATGGTTGAGATTCAAGATATTGTGATTCAATGTCTTTACCTGATAAAGTGATAGGAAGATTTGTAATTAAGTCGTGCTTCTCAAGCAGTTTTAATGCAGTATCTTTCATTGCTTCTGAGGACAAATAATCCGCAGTTGTTTGATTTGCTGCCATGATAACTTTAGGTGCTGATTGTGGCATAGTATCATCAAGTAACAAATACCGACGATAACTTCCTGCTCCAATATAATCTGCTTTACCATACTTCCATAGATAATACTCTGTTGCAAGAACACCCATTGCTTTCAAAAACTCAGACTCACTAACACGTGAATAATGGTGTGCATACTCATGAATACTCAGTTGTCTTGTGGTATTGATATACTCATCATCAGTAGGAGGATGCCAGCCATACGGTGCTTTTTCACCAGCATAGGTTGCTTTTATCCAACTCGATTTGAAGTTGAAAGGAAACGGTTTATGAAAGTGCAAACCCATCAGAATATCATTCACTTGGTGTCTCCTTTTTCTTTTTAAATTCGATCTTTGGTGCAATTATTGCTGATATCATAGCATCACGATAGACTTTTTTATGTTCAGGTTCCATATTGGCCAACATGACCTTCAATGGTTTAGTCATTTTAAAATTAGAATTAGGTTTCATTACCATGCCCAAGAAACATATGAGTACCTAGTGCCTTCAGTCACCAGTTTGACCTCATGTGGATATAAAAAGTTTGAAGGAAATATCATCAACTCACCTGCTTTTAGTTCAACAACTTTATCTTTCCAGAATACAAGTTCACCACCCTTATAATCATCATTTAAACAACCTAGAATTGAAAGTGTTGGTATACCTTTACGGATACCATCAAACATGGAATGAATATGGTCACAATGAAGTGCCATCTGTGTGTCGGTACGATAGCGATTGAAACGAACTTCTGAATAACCATTCCAACTTCTGAACCATGGACATTCAACATCTAAAATATATTTTTTTAGTGTATCCCAAATCTTCTGCATGATCAAATCTTTTGTTTCGATTTTAGAATATGCTATCGAAAGTTCATGTTCATATGAGTGGTAACTATTGTTTTGAACATTATAAAATTGGTGCACCTGGAATTCTTTATCTTTTTCTTCCAGAGCATTGACTGACTTGATACATTCTTCCTCAGAAAGTACCTGATAAACTTTTAGATATGATTCTGTGTTTCTATCCATGATATACCTTTTAATAAGTGGGGCGTAATGCCCCACCGTTTATGATGCTAGATTATCCGCCCAAGTTGAACGTAGATTTTCTGCTTGAGCACGACTCATAGGTTCTTGCTCTTGTAGAAGTTGAGGGTTATAATCACTCAAGTTATTACCAATTTCGACCTTACGTGGTTTCTTGTGTTCTGGAATGATGTTCTCAAGTCCAATGCGTAGAATACCATCCTTGATATCAGCACCTCGTACCTCAATCGTGTCTGCAAGTGTAATCACTTTAGTGAAAGACCGAGTGCCAATACCTTGATGTAGATATGTCACTTCGTCCTTATGTTTCTTCTCACCTTTGATTGTCAAGTTACCTTCTTGGACTTGAACATCAATTTCATCTTTGGTAAAACCCGCAACAGCAATTTCTATGTAATATCTATTATCAAGAGATTTAATGATATTGTGTGGTGGGAAAGTTGATGGTTTGATTTCACTATCAAGAATTTTCTCAACATCACGAATAAAGTTTTCAAAGCCAAGTGTTTGATGGAACAAAGGTCCAAATGAAATACGTGTCATACATTTTCTCCTATTAAGCAAGTTAAAATACGTGACCCCGAAGGCATCACGACTTACTTGCCAATCTCAAACGCTGTGCGATTGACAAGATAAGTTCTTTGAGGATTTGATTGAGTAAAGACCCGAACGAATTCATTGGCGCCTTCTCTAATCACATCATCGTAATCTCTAGTAAATACTTCTTCTTTGGTATACTTATTCACAAGTTTGACCAAATTGTTTTTCGCTTTGTACATGATAAGTCACCATATTAGTAATCAGTTTTCTTTTTACCTATATTATATTTAGCAATCAATTCCCATTCATCTTTTTCTTTGAAAGCAATAATCTTGATCTGATGAATTGGTGCCATATTATGTTCTACTATATCATAGTCCACGATCTTTAGCAACCCCCATTCTTCTAATAAATTGGCAATTGCGTTCCGTCTTTGTATATCATTTTCAGTAATTGTAGATAACTTACCATCTAAAGCAAACAATTCTTTAAAGTGTACAATATAATACTTGCCCTGCTTATGTAAAATATGGCAAGATTGATACAATACCTTTTCTTTACGTGAGGACACACCAATACGGGTTAGTGTCTCACGAACCTTCAAGAAGTCATCCTGTTCTACTAGGGTGACCTCGACAAATTTAGATATATCAACCATTTCATTTTCCTAACCCACCTATAAAGGTTTCTTTTTTTAGTTGTTGGATTTGTTCTTTGGTTAGTAGACGCATGGCATCACGTGCCTTGCCGTCGGAAAGTCCGTAGACCAGTTTGATACATGCTATATCATCATCTTTTTCCGACTTTGCCCACTTCGCAAACGATCTTTTCACAGACCTAACAGTATTTAGTAAAAAGTCATTCTGCATCTTTTTGTCTAAATGGTGGCGCTGGTTCATCTCATTTGCGAGGAGAACGCAGTCCCTATGTTGAGATAAACTTCTATTGGTTAGAAATGGTACGTACTCCTTCTCAGTTAGTTCATCCACGATAAGTTGTTTCTTACCCTGAAGAATCTGATTCACATAGTCAAATGGGTTACTCATTTGAACTCACCATCTGCCATAATTTGAGTCAAACATGCAACCAAATTAATTTCTTGATCAGCAACAAACGCCTGCTTGTATTGGTAGTCTGCCAGAACTATCACCACACCAGGTATGCTGGATGGCTTCAGTATCTCATACAAATTATCATACAGTTTGCGGAAGAACATTGTCGGATCAATCTCTGCGGTTGCTGCCCACTTACGAACAGATGTAAAGTCTTTTTCTTTCATATGTTTGACAATCTGCGTCAACGATATATCACCAATCTGAGAAAGAATACCTACATCAATTTTACCCAGTTGAGCATAACGTTGGAGTTCATTAATAACACGCCGAAAATCTGGAAAGTGTTTCTTGACAAGTTCAACAATTACCTTATCATCATACTCTACCTTTTCAGTTTCAAGTACGGATTGAATACGTTTGAAGAATGCGCTTGCCATCTTCTGCTTCTCACCATTCTTCATAGCAAAGTCAATTACAGCACACCGTGAATGAAGTGGATCAATAATTTTTGCTTTGTAATTACAAGTAAATATAAATGAGCAATTGACTGCAAATTCTTCTATTGCATTACGGAGACATGCTTGTGCATTTGGAGATAGATAATCTGCTTCATCAATAATAATAACTTTACGACCACCAGAGAATGACATTGATGATGCATAGTTCTTTACTTTGACACGAATAACGTCAACACCATTCTCATCAGAACCATTGATTACCATGTAGTCGCAACCGATCTCGTTGCACATTGCTTTTGCTATCGTTGTCTTGCCTACGCCCGCCCCACCAGTCAGTAGGAGATTTGGTATCTGCTTTTGATTGACGTATTCCTGAAACGGAACTTTCAATCGTTCTGGCAAGATACAATCCTCTACTGTCTTTGGGCGATACTTTTCTGTCCACAGAAATTGTTCCATGAAAACCTTTCACATAAATCATAATAAAATAAAATCAGTCTTTTTGGTTCAGTGTATTAACTACTTCAAGATACGATTCTTTAACATGCCAATCAGTACCATTGACACCAAAGATAACTGTACGCATCTGTAGTTTAGCATTTTCATCAGGACTAATCAACTCAAATACTGATGCTACAATATCTGAATTGATAGCAATCGATTCACCATCAAATGCTGACGATGCATTTGTAAACATTTTCATTGCCATGATTAAGCCTTTGTAAAAGTAGAACCAGTTTCAGTTGCAATCCAATACTGAATATTAACTGTCTTATGTTTAAAATGAGAGATACCTTTTGATGATATCGAAACAGAATACCCACCAGCCAGCATCTTAAAGTTTTCAGTTTTGAATATCATACGATACTTATCACCATTACCATCAGACACTTCTAATGAATCATTATGTTTAGAATCATCTAGTATATCAATAGTGGTCACATATATCTTGTCACCGTCAGATTCAACAACAATATTTGGTGAAGATAAAACGTTCGCGGCTCTCAATATCCAATCAAAATCCTCGGCTGAAATATCAAAAGAGATTTCAGGGTCAGGCATATTGATTTGTTTCTCTGGTGGAACCACAATCATATGTGCAGCACAGAAGCGATACTTGATTTTACTGCGACCTTTTAGACCTGAGATAATAACATCGTTGGTTTCAAAATCTAAGACAGGTTCTTCTTTATGCAATGATAAAACTGAAAGAAAATTGTTCAGATCATATACACCAAAGTCTGTTGGAATTTCTTCATTGATGGTTGCTTCAGCAAGAACATTCTTACCACCAGATACAGTTTTCAAAGTCTTACCTTTTTTAAACATGATGCTCTGGTTAATTGAGGCAAAGTTTTTCAATACATTCAGTGTGTCGTTAGACAGTTTCATAAATTACTCCATAATTAAAATTATTTTTCACGTACATTTATTATAGTCTACCAGTATACTGTGCAACTGCTGGCATGTTACCAGTGAATGCATAGGTACCGATATGCTGTAGTTTCATCCAAGGACAGAGATAGATTTGACCACCCATCTTACGCCACATCTGACAGAACATATAATCTTCTGACAGGTAACGTTCAGAACCCCCACCAACAATAGAATCAACCGAGTCGATTACTGTATCAAAGTAGGCATGAATGTAACGTGAACCATCAAAGTGTGCTTGACCAACATGATCAGGTTTGTATTTGATAGTTGGATACTGTGCTGCCATCTTATCGAATACTTCACGCTTGATCATCATATGACCAGTACCAATTTCCATAACTTCTAATGGTTCTGAAACTTGGAACTGTTGCGTGCCTTTAACAACATTAAAAACATATTCACCAACTAGATTCTCAAGTTCTTTAGGATTCAGATCAGGATTTTTACGTGCGGTTTCTGCTACGTTGTTCCAGTTGATAGATTTTTTAGGGTAAGGACCACCGATAACATCTTTATCAAGTGCCATCAGTGCTACGATATCGTTCGGATCAAAGTGAATGTCCGAGTCAATAAACAACATGTGTGTGAAGTCTGTACGAAGGAACTCATCTACCAAATAGTTACGTGCTCTGGTAATAAGTGATTCGTTAAAAAGGAAGGAGAATTTTACTTCAATACCGTAGCGCATCATTACGGTTTGTAGATCAAGACAAGATTTTACATACAGTCCATGTGACATACCACCATACATCGGTGTCGCAACAAACAGTTTGTTCTTTCTCAATTCTTCAATGTTTACTTGTATTTGCATAATTTATCCATAAAAAAAGAGTAGAGACACATAATATATTGTCTCCACTCCACGAAGTTTCAAACTAATTTAGGCAAATGCTTGTGCGCCCATCAACGAATAGGCTGCTGCTACCATTGCACGACTAGGTGTACCCAAGCGGTAGATTGTATGACCATTCTTGGTTTTGTTTTTGTAGATGCTGTAACCTTCTGCACGAAGTTCAGCAATACGTGCTGGAAGATTTGCTACACCAAAACGGGTACGTGCTTGACTTTCAGTGATATCTTTACCTGACTTGAAAAACTCAACCAGTTTTTCATTTTGAGATTTAGGTACTGACATAAAATAACTCCATAATTAGTATCACACAATAATCGAGAGGTGATACATCTCTCTTTAAAATACAATTATGACACAGACTTGCGTCTGTGTCAATGGTTTAAATGGTAATTGTGAATTAGAAAGGAACTTCTACCGAAGGATCTGGTGTTGGTTCTTCTGCTTGTTTGATTGTCTCTGGCGTTGCACCAGCATCAATTTTGGTATACAGATCAAGGAAGGTAACTTTCGTATCAGTATCAAAACGATTCAAGCAGAACTGAATTGCCTTCAGTTTGTTACCGAAGATGCCATAGGTCTTTACAATATGTACCAGACGGCGAGTGGAGATAACTTCATCACAACCACCCTCATCAAAGGTATTACGAATTACCGTAGCCCATGATACAAGTTTCTCGGCAAAATCTTTATCTTCTTTACCGACCGACTCTAATTCTTTGGCAACAATTTTTTTCTCAACTGCTGCTGGTGCCCATTCTTGTTCGAATGTATTTGGGAAACGTTCAAGGAAGGCTTCGTTCAATACGTTGGTAAACATATAGCGACCATCTTCTGAACCTTTACCTTTTGTATTTGCAGTAGCAAAAACTGTAAAGCCTTCGGCAGGTGTGATTAACTCATTCTTTTTCTTTAGTAAGAATGGTTTGCCTTCAAATACACGTTGCAAACAGGAAAGATTATTTGAGCCGTAGTCAATCTCATCAATACAGAGCACGGCACCTTGACGGGCTGCTAGAGTAACTGGACCATCACGCCATTCCATTTGACCGTTGATCAATACATAGTTACCAAGCAGATCACCCTCATCGGTATCTGGTGTCATTGATACGCAAACGAATTTACGTTTTGCTTTGGCACAGGCTTGTTCGATTGACATTGTTTTACCGTTGCCAGAAGGACCAGTGACAAATACAGGGAAGAACTGTTTTGCTTGTATGATTGACAACACATCTTCAAAGTTGCCAAAAGGAACATAGTTATCATATTTGACAGGCACTAAGTCTTCCATCTCAAGTTCTGTTATCACATTCGCAATGCGATTACCAGACTTAGATTCTACGGGCTTTGTCATAGGGAGAACCTGTGCTGAGAGTTCTATAACGGGCGCTGGAGCCGTCGAATTAACAGCGGAGGGTACACGATACAGACCACGACCTACGCGGTTTGTCTCATCTTTTGTGAACCATTGTGGACTTGCTAACCCTAACTTTTTAGCAAGGTCTTTTGCTTCTTGACGGGTTACTGTTGTCTTACCTGTAAGGATAAGAGCATTAATAAATTTACTACGCACATCGGAACGATTAGCCATAATATAAACTCCAATTAACTATTGAAACATCATTATAAATGGTACCCGACCGTTTGTCAAGTGGTCGGGTACTTATCAAACTGCTATCTGTGTTATGAACCTTGATACTAACACACGGTTGATCTGGCGGGTCTTATTGAATTTCATGAATGCTTTGGTAAGTGTTGCTGTTGTTGCCTTACCATTCACTTCAAAAGTTTCATCTTCAACTGACAGATCGGAACCAGCAGGTAAAATATAGAAAGAATCATAACCTTTATTTTTTGATTCAAGGTATTTTTCTTTCTTCAATTTCTTCACATACTTTGCAAGAATTTCATTTGCTTCATGATACTTGTGACGGACTGCATTTAGATCATCAGCAAACATACGGCGCTTCAATGCTAACTTAGCACTGGTGATTGGTGTCAGATAGAAACCTACGATCTTGGTACCAGTTGTTTTCTGGAGCCATTCACATACACCTTCACGAACATCATCCTCACCCATTGACAAGTTCACTTGCACTTTGTTTTTCTTATCGACCAGAAAAACGTTTTGATTGTTTGAATCAAAATACTTTGCCTTCTCATCATTTTGTGCATTGAACCAGCATATCGTATCAGCATCACCGTCATGAACGATTGTAGTATTTACAATGTCAAGATTGTTGACACGGCGAAACTCTTTGATGATTGGTTGCAAAGCAATCAATGCTTCGGACATCGGTGTATTCGACAACGAATCACACTGTGGACGCATGAATCTACCACGTCCGTTACGATTTGCCCATGCATCCATCAAACAAAGAATATTCTTTACTGATTTAGAAAACTCTGCATTGCTCATTTTAGAATTGATCATCTCACGAAGATAAACTTCGGAACAACGAAGTTCACCAACGTTTTCACTGAAGCAACCTGAACTATGACCAAATTTGAAATGACCATCTTCATCAAAGTTACTATTTTTTTCACGTGGATAATCTAAGTCACGGAGACCACGTGCATTACCAAAACCGTATGCTGTAAAAGGAATGTTTACTTTACGGCAGAACATTGCAAGGATAAGAATCTGTTCGTATGATGCAGCAAGGTTACCAGCCATCGAACCTGACTTATCTAACAACAACATCATGCCGTGTGATTTACCTTTAGGAACACGCATAATCTTTTTGAAAATGTTATCATCAATCTGGTACTTGTAAATTTTGTTTACGTCAATGTCACCAGTCTCAGATACTTTTGCTTTTGCAAACTTAGATGCTGCTTTACGCATTTCAAATTCTTTTGCTAACAAAGAAATATAACGTTCATTTTTTTTACGGAACTCATTATACAATTCGTTAGCACCGCTACCGTATGCTACAGTACCGCATTGAGCAACAAAGGCTTCGGTCAACAATTCTTGAACACGTTTTGCAGGTGTCACAATTCTTTGCAGATTTGGCGTAGGGATACTTATATACACATACTCACGTGCCTTAGCAGCAATTAATGACGATTCATTCTTACGGAAGTTATCATCAGTCTCACAAGTTGGTTCAAAGTCCTCATCAGTACCTTGTGATTCTTTGAAGCGATTAATAACATCGGTTAGTTCATCATCTTCACCATCCTCATCATCTTCACCATCACCAGAACTTTTGCCTTCTGCTTCATCACCATCTTCATCAAGGTTGCCCTTAGACTTACCTTCTTCTTCATCTTCACCATCAGTCTCGGTATCACCGTCACCTTGACCAGATTCAGAATCATCACCGTCACCAGATTCACCAGCACGGTAATCATACTCTTCAGGCAATTGATTTTCTTGCTGTTCTTTTTTAGAGTAATCCCAAACTTCATTGGTAACTCGGAGAACATCATCCCATGTTTCACATTCTTTAACTTTGTCAATCATCACCAATTCATCATCGGTGAATGCAATTTGCATTGTGTAACCAGACTTGGTAAAAAGATTCAGACGGTCAATGAATGTCATTGCATTAACATCACGACCAGATAGACCAAAAAAATCACGCTTCATTAATTCATCATAACCTTTGATGAATGATGAACGAAGGCCAGGGTAACGGCGCTTCTGACGTTTCTCAATACGTGCATCCTCAACTACGTTTAAGAAACCTTTATAGTTCTTACCCATAGCGTGGATTGCATCATGCCAACCGTCGGATGGTGTGTCTAAGGCGTGACCAACTTCATGACCCATCAATAGGTCATACATATCACCTGACATATCTTCCCATATAGGGCAATACAGTACACGATTTTTAGGATCGAATGCTGCGGTAGATATTTTTTTGTGTTGGATTGTAAGATTCTCAGTAGCCAGCAGTTTGGCTAGACCTGATTTTTGATTTTGAATGTTGCTCATTTGATATCCCATCAACTATTGAACTAACATTGTATCAGGGACCACGACATTTGTCAAGTGGGTTATAAGATGTGACGGCAACACTTCTGCTAGTATATCTATACCGTAGGTGGATATTGCATTCTTGATATCAAGAATAGCAAATTCATAATCCATTTCATTTCTGTCAACTAACTCTTGTAATTTTGACATTTGCTTCTCCTAGTAACTCAATATACATATTGTCTCATAGGTACCGCAGATTGTCAAGCCCTTTATTTTATTGCAATAAAAGCAACAAACCCATAGTTCTGCCAGAATGATTCTATTTTTTGGAAACTAAAGCCAGCAGTGGCACACTTGTTCATTAACTCAGTTCTGGTATTCAACTTCATCATGTGGCGCAACTGTCTTTCTTTATTTAGAATATCATCCGATGTGAAGTGTTCTCGTTTGTAATCGTAGTATGTAAAGGTTCTTATCTCATTTATTCTTGCACACTCTGATACAGTTTTCTCAGCAAAGATAAATGCACCGCCAGGGTTTAACCCATCATAGATTTGTCGAATGATATTAGTTCTTGCAGCCTCTGGTATGAATTGCAAAGTAAAGATTGATGTTACTAAGGAACAGTTCTTAAATTCAAAGTCACGAACGTCACCCTTAAAGTATTTAAGATTGGAAAATTCTTTTTCATCTGCTGGAAATGTTGAAAAGAAATCTTCTTCTACTTCAATACCAAAGTAGTTTGCTTTAGGTGCAAACGTATTCTGATCTATCATTGCCTTCAATAATTTACCTGTTGAGCAACCAACATCAACAACCGATGCTTCATCTTCAACAAAGTATTCTGAATACTTCAACACATCATTCCATAGGTTAGTATAACCACGAATAGAATGTTCTATGTGATTATCGAAACCTTCTTCTCTCTGTGCAAATGTAAACTTAGTCATAGCGATTCCTTGTAGGGCTTCAATATATTCTCATAAATGTTTGATGCTAATGCTGCCATCATCTTCGGTGCAACCATACGGCCAAGTCGTTCTGCTTTCTGATCAAACGTTCCAGTCAGTATATAATCATCTGGAATGCTCATCAATATTTTTAATTCTTTGATTGTCAACTTACGATTCTTAGCATAGTGAAACACACCACTCACACCTTTCTGTTGACCTGCTTGTGTCAATGTAGGTGATGGTAATTGAATCGCTGGTCGAATCATATTGAAACACGAACCTTTAGGATTCTTATCACGGAATTCTGTATCAGATGGTTTAGTATGTCTAGTTGGATTGAATGGTAGTAACTCAACAAACTTTTTCTGAAACGAACCTTCAACAAAATCTAATAGTTCTTTCTCTTCTTCTGGATCATTTTCAATATGATCGATAGCATCTTTGATACCTATATGTTTTGTTGTTGCATGTGGCCTAGTCATTGCTTCCATGTTTAGAAAGTTGATACCAACAGCATCAGCAACATCTTGACGTACACACACAAAGAACAAACGTTCACGTGCTTGTGGCACACCATAGTCAGCAGCATTCAACACGTGATGTGTTACAAGATAACCTGGTTCAATCTTTTCAAAAGCATTTTGAAACTCAATCAGTTTTCTACGTGCTTCACCCATCGTAATGCCTTTGACATTCTCTGCAATGATTATCTTGGGTTGTAATTCTTTTGCTACACGAATATATTCAAAGAATAAATCTTCAATTGCTTCTACAGTTTGATCGTCTGAGTATTGTTTAACACCAGACTTAACTTCGACTTCACCTTCAGATACAACTTCACCAGTTTCAAAATCAAAATGACTCTCAGTGGTATCTTTGACTGCACCTTTCCAATTCTTCTCACGCTTACCTGCAACGGAGAATGCAGAACATGGTGGTGAACCATCAAGTATATCCAACTCACCAACTTGCAGATTACCAGCATCAAGAAAATCTTTACCACTGATCTTCTTGATATCGCCCGGAATTACTATTGTGTCTGGGAAATTTGTAGAGTAAGTTTTGATTGCTTCTTCCACAAACTCATTGATAGCAATCACTTTGCCACCAGCAAGTCTGTAACCTGTTGAACTACCACCACCGCCAGCAAACGTACTGACAACGGTAAACAGTTTACGGGCAGAGGATTTCTTTACATCTTCAATCGAATAGTGTTCGTACTTCGGCATAATCTTTCCAATCTCGGTATACATCTAACATGCGTTTTCGTTTTTTATAATTCACTCTATTTGATTGTAACAGGACTTCAAATGCTTTGTCAATACCTGATCCCAATTGGAGATTAATATGTGACTTAGGTTTACCTATAGTTTCAAATTCTGGAAATGCGGCAAGCACATGATGCTTTTGATGTGGCTTATTCAACTCGAACCAATCGTATTGTCGGAAGAAATCGACAACGGTAGTATCAAGATATGGTGCTACAAACTTTTTATTATATTTTTCGGCAAGTAATAACTGCTGACTTAATCCTGCTGGATTAGATTGACCAAAGTAATCTTGACGAAATTGATCGAATAATGACTTGGGTTGTTTGAAATGAATACATGCTCTCTTTGATACTCCATAGTGTCCATCGGCAGCAATTCCAGATAGAATATTTGTCTCTTCTATTTTAGGATAGATGTACATAAAAGGAAACGTACATTCATAATGTGTTTTCTTAACACACTTCCAATTCTTACGTAATGTTTCAAAATCATTTTCTAAATTGTTTATTGGTACAACTACAGTTGTGCAATCCCAACCCATCTTATCGCTTGTACTCTTTGCTTTCTCAGCATCATATGTAGGTTGACCTTCTAAGTGAAAAGTATAGGCATGAACTTTCTTACCTAATCGATGTGCTGTAAGTGCTAGTGATAATGAATCTACACCACCTGAAAGAAGAACGGCAACAGTTTCATCGTTACAATTAGTTGCAACAAATTTCTCAAGCAATTTGTCGATCATTCTTTGCTTTCCTCACGATGGTCTTGATTGTTTTCTTTTGTTTCTTACGTGCCATTTGTAGTGCTACTGGTTTAGCATGACTAGTAAACTTAATTCCATTTAGATGTTCCAGTTCATGTAAGAAACATTGAGCACTTACACCCTCAAGTCTACCTTCTTTTACAACGCCATACTCATCCATATATTCTACATCAATCCACTCTGGTCGATCAACATTAAAAAACAATCCAGGGAAGGAAAGACAACCCTCTTTATTTTTGGCAAGCGTTTCTGATTGCCTAATGACTTTTGGATTTAAACATACCATTTGGAACTCATCTGTACCTATAACAAACATTCTTTCCGATGCACCACATTGATTGGCAGATAGTCCAACACCACCATATAACTTCATGGTCATCTTCAATCGTTTTGCTAAGGTCACTAATGCTGGAGCAGGAAATCCATCTTTGTATTCTGGAATTACAGTAAGTAACATAGGATAATTTTCGCCAAACAAAGGCAATGGATCAAGTCTCTCTGTTGTTTGTATACCTGCTGTGGTATCAATCGTTAATATCTCACTCATTTTTCTAGTACCCATTCTTCAGCAAAGTTCTCTGCTGCATGTAAAGTTAAAAAGTCTGAGGTATATCTTACACCAAACTTGTCCGTACAGGTTACAATATAATTTTTTGTTTCTTCGTCCAAAGATACGACCGCCTTACGATCTCTATCCATGTGTCCACTTATCTCTATCATTTTACTATCCTCGAAAAGTTTTTTACTTTCTCAAATTTAATTGTGTTGGCAAATTTATCTTGCAGTATATCGCCCTTATGACTAATTACAAATAGGTTTACTTCATCAAGTGCATGTAGAATCTTCATCAGTTCTTCTGTGCCTGTAGTATCTAGGGAAGAATCGAATACCTCATCTAGTATCAACAGATTGGTACTGGATGAGTTCTTTAGTTTAGCAACCGCCCTCCACGTCAACATCAATGCCATATCAATACGTTGCTTCTCACCTTCAGAGAAGTTGTGGTAACTAAAGTCATCACGATGGCGTGACTTGATTGTCTCTTTGAATGACTCATCAAGATTAAAGTTGACAAAGAAGTCTAATGAGGCAAGATACTTGTTGATTAGTTTATTGATGATGGGTAGATATTGTTTGATGATCTTAGTCTTGATGCCAGTATCTTTTAAAAGAACTGATGCTGCATCATAGTATGCCCTCTCTGTAATCAACACTCTCAAATCAGATTGTGATGTTGAAATTTGTTCCTGTAAGTCAACCAACTCATTAGCATCAGCACTTTCTTCAGATGCATTTAAATCTGCAATTTGTTTTTCTAGTTTTACAATTGCTGCTTCCAATCCTGCTTTGCCAGTTTGTTTGGTTGCAAGTTCAATTCGTATTGTGTGTAGTGTCTGTTCATCGGAACGCAAAGATGTCAGCAAAGTTTCATGCTCTGTTATCTTCACTTGAAGTTCTGTTAGACCACTAACAAGTTCCTGCTCCTTTGATAGTAGAGTGCCCATGTGCCCTTCTTTAAACTCCAAGGTAATGGCCTGCCTACACGTTGGGCAATCAGCATTGTGTTCATAGAAATCTCTATCTGTTCCCACTTGGGATATCTTGCTTTCAATTTTTGATTCAACTTTTTTAAACGCAGTAATCTTCTTTTCATTTTCAGGAATTTTCGAGCAGACTTCGGTATATGTTTGTTTCTGTCGCTCCAGATCGTCAATCTCTCTATGTAAGGTGCGTATGGTTTCTCTGCAACTTTGTATTTCACTAGCATATTCGTTTACCTTTACATCTTTATCTTCGTTGAGTTTATCTTGATGTTCTTTTTTTAAATTGTATTTCTGCGTCAGTAAATCTATCTCACTTTTCTTTACAAATGTTTGTTCTTTATTTGTTGAAGTTCTTTCTTTTACCAAACTATTCATGGTAGAAAAGATTTCAATATCTAAAAGATCCTCAATGATAGAGCGGCGATCAGATGCAGACAATTGCATGAATGGTGTGAATGATGCCGATCCAAGAATAACAATCTGTGTAAATGATTTATAGTTTAATTTTAAAATAAACTTTTCCAAATACTCTTGATAGTCACGTACTGCGGCGTCTTGATTAATCAATTCACCATCTTGATATATCTCAAACAAATTTGGTTTGATGCCACGAACAATCTTATATTGTTTGTTGCCAATATTAAACTCAACTTCTACAATACAATCTTTACCGTTGATTGAATTTAATAGATTAGGTTTGTTTATATTACGAAATGGTTTGCCAAACAAAGCAAAACACAACGCATCCAGCATGGTGGACTTACCAGAACCATTAGTACCAACAACTAGGGTGTTGGTATTACTGTTTAGTTTTAGTTCCGTAAAATGATTACCAGTTGAAAGTAGATTTTTCCAACGGAGTGTTTTGAATATTATCATTCAGTTTCAGTGTTTAGTGCTTCAACATAAAGTTCACGCATTAGACCTTTAAGTTTATCACTTTCTACATTCAGTGTCAAGTTATCAATGTATTTGGAAAGAATCGTCATGGTATCTTCCGCTTGATCAATCAAGTCTTGATCAGCATCAAGAGTGACTTCGGTAAAATCTTCAACAATGGAAATGTCAGCAACACCTGCTTTGTATAATTGATCTATTACTATATCAAACAAGAATGGATTTGATTTGTTTACCACTACCACTTTAACATACGAACCTTCATAGATTGAATAATCAAATGTTCGATATTGTTCTGCCATATTTTCTAAGGTATCATCATAGTTTATCTTATAGAACATGCGGTATGGATTTTGAATGAATTCCATTTCACGGGTATGAGTATCAAAGATATGAAAGCCTCTTGGGTCTTTATAATCTGACCATGTTATTTCACCTGGAGTACCAACATAGTGAATGTGACCATCATTAGACTTGTGATGAAAATGTCCAGAAAGAACTACATCGTATTTGGTTAATTTATCTTTCTCTATACCTGTATGACAGAACACACCACGTTCCATTTCAAACCCACGAAGTTCAAAATGCCCTAAACAGATTTGCGATTTGGTTTGTTTGATCTGCTCAAAGATATCATCTTCATTATCATCACATAACCAAGGCACAATATCAATATCGATACCGTCAAAGTTAAGTGTAGTAAAAGAATCACATATAGTAATGTTGTCATACTCGTTTAAGAGTAATTGTGATGAGTTAACCTGTAAGGTGTTTTTGAATGCGACATCATGGTTGCCCAACAATGTAATGAATCGTATACCATTGTCTTGTAATTTCTTGAAGAAATATTCACGGCAGAGGTAAAGTGAGTTAAAGTTAATAAACTTCCGACGGTCGAATAGATCACCAAGTTGTATAACGGTAGTAACATTGTGATCCTTTAGATATGGAAAGAACGTGTTCGTGTAGAACTTCTCCATGTATTTATGAAACTCTAAAGAATCACCACGCATTCCGTGATGCGTATCGCCAAGTATGCAAATTTTCATATGTCTATTCTACATCATTTTGTAGGAAAGATTCAAGACCTTCCGCTTTCTTTTCCTTCTTTTTCTTCTTATTTTCCTCAAAGTTAAAGATGAATTCGGAAATGTTATCGTACAATTCAAACTGTTTCATATTACCATTTTCATCTTCAAACATTTCGCCTTCATCCAGTAATCCAAATTGTTGAGTTGCCTTATACTTCACATATAATTGTTTCTTTTCCTTCATAATTCTACGAAGAAAAGCATAGTAAATTATCTGGGTAAAGTATGCAAATGGATTCTTTGATTTGGCAGGATCAAAATTGCGGAAGTACATGATACAGTTCTCTACACCATCAGAGATCATTTCATCACGGTACGTATAGGAAATAAAATTTGGTTTGCGAGACAGATGTTCAGCAATCTTTAAAAAACATTCACCAATATAGTTAGGTATCTTGGGTTCTGGTCCGTCTGTTTCTTTTGCTTTCGCACAGTCCTCATGGTACTTAATGAGTGCTGCCAGGAAGTCTGCGTTGTTCACATAATGATTTGTAGCCATAATATTATTTACCTTTTTAATTGCTTGACATCTTTGAAACCAGGGTGTAAAATGCTCTTGTAGTGATTGAAATCTAATTATACATTACCATAGATGTTGTTCTTGATCATTCTATAACCCGTCAGCAACTCCATAATTCCACTATCTAAAT